TTGATTCCTTTAACGGTTTTACACACTATTTTTAATAGGATACAAGTAAGCACATCGGTAACGCTCGCCCAATTTGATCAAACAGGGCTTACGTTTCCTTATGGGACCTATCGAGTCACTTCGAGCGTATATGAATCAAGCTACCAAAATGTAGAAACTCGCGCTGCAAAAGTCGGTGATCCAACTACGGTAGTTACCACTAAATTCGAACGTTACCGAGATACTATTTCTCTCAATTTTTTTTCCAATAGCAGCGTGGATATCGCATGGCAGTCAGCAGGCAAAATCATCAGCTGGTTTTCCGTTGACGATAACCGCGACTTCTGCAAGGCGCAAGGGATCGTACCTAGATTGACGAATCCAGTCATACAAGACTTCAGTTTTGTTCATGGTCAAAATCAGGGTCAGGGCCAAGGCACGATTTGGACCTACCAAGTCGGGTTCGATCTCCGTTTCGATTATGTAAATCAATCGATAAGCGAAGTAGAAGGAATTTCTAAAATTAAAATTCAAGAACAATTCGGAAATCATAATCACACAACGACGATAGGGGTATAGAAAATGGCATTTATCAATGATATCGTGATCGATATCACAAGAGGAACGCAAGGGTTAACTCAAAAATCTTTCCGGCCTCTGATTTTAAGAGCGGCCGATACGACAGCGACCACGTTAAAGAAAGTTATTATCTCGGAAATAACCGATTTGACCGCTGCCGGTTTTACTTCGTCGGACGACGTCTATAAAATGGCGGCTGCGATGCTCGCGCAATCCCCCAGCCCGGTCGATATCATGGTCGTAGTCTCGCACGATCCGATTGCAACTACGTTAGATGCTCTTCGCGATCTTGACGATAATTTCTATGCAGTTTGTATAACGTCCCGTGCCAAAGCCGATTTAAATGCGGCCGGAACCTGGGCAAATGCGAATAAGAAATTCTTCTTCGGTTGCACGTCGGATCTCACCGCTTTAAGTTCCAGAAATGTCGATCGTGAGTCCTATTTGATACATGATAATCATCCCGAAGACTATCCTGAATGCGCGTGGGTCGGGCAGAATATTCCCAAGCAGCCGGGATCCACAACTTTTAAGTGGAAGAGATTGAACGGCCAGAACCCTTCGACCTTTTCAAAGACCGATCTAACTACGATTCGTACTAGCAAAGGACAAGCACTGCAAGCATTGTCGGGCGCCATTTATGTGAACGAAGGTGTTGCGACGTCGGGGGAGTTCATAGACGTTATTGTGGGTCAAGATTGGGTCGAGGATCAATTGAATACCGGATTGCTTTCTCTATTTTTAAACAACGATAAAGTTTCGTTGGACGATAGCGGGATTGCACAAGTGGAAGGCGTTGTACGAAACGTTTTAAAAAGAGCTGGAGACGCGGGAATCATCGCTAAAGCGGTATCTCCTGATGATCTGAAACTCTCCGATGACAAAGTTTATATGAACCAAGTCTTCGTTCCGACTCGGGCTCAACTTTCAGTGAATGATAGAGCCAATCGCCAACTTTCCGGTATTAAGTTCGTTTATTATTTAGCGGGCGCGATTCATAAAGTTAACGTGAACGGGCTCATCACTGTTTAAGGAGATAGAATATGGCAGATAAATTCTTAGGTACGTATGATCCAAGCCAGGTAACGCTTTCGATTTCAGGAAGATTGGTTTCCGGATTTTTTGATGGAACTTTTATCTCGATAAAACGAGCGGACAGCGAAAATTATAAAACGCATGTGGGAGCGAAGGGCGAAGTTTCGAGGACCAAGAATAATAATACTTCAGGATCGATTACCTTTACGTTAAAAGGAACTTCTCCGGATAACGCGTTCTTGGATTTAATCAAATACCAACCGTCTGCATTCCCGGTCCTTGTTAAAAACAACTCGGATGGAAAATTCATGGCGGTCGCCAGCCAAGCATGGATCAATACCGATCCGGACAAAGAATTCGGTTTGGAAGAAACCGGCGTGGAATGGGTCCTAATGTGCGCGGACCTAAATAAGTCGCACCTACCTAGTTAATTTAAGGAAATAGAATGTCTACATATCAGGAACGAGTTTTAGTCAACGGAAACGAATATATTCTTCAGCATCCCGGAACAAAGGAATGGATTAAACTTAAGTCCAAAATGTTTCGTATCACGGACGGTAATATGGATCTTTCCGTGGTTTTGGAATATTGTTTCGATTACGTAGTATTTCCTGATAAGGGAGCTCCGAAATTATCCATTGATGGTCCCCTCGATCCCGAGGGGCGTCCGATTATGCTCCAGCAGAAAGAATTAAAACAATGGATTCGGGAATTGGAGGAGGTTTGGGAGATCATCCTGCCTCGATTTCTTAGAGGGGAGTTGGAGCCCGGATTTTCCTGGCCAGAGTCTAGACCGGAAAACGGTACTGCAGCTGGCGCAAATCAATCGACTCGAGGAGTTTCGTCTAAAGCGTGAGCTCGACGAGGAAATCGCGATCTGGAGACCTGTCGTGAATGGAATTCTCACATATACGGAGGCTTGCGAAATGCCTCCTCGCGATTTGGCAAAGGCGAATCTTCTTGTGGACCGAATGATTAAGGAGCAGCAGCAGGCTGCAAATAAACTGCGCAATCGAAAATAATAATATGGATGATACCTGGATCATAGAGATGCAAAGACTCGCATCGCAAGCAAAAAAGCTTGCGGCGGAGTTTAACGGTCTAACTAGGCAGGCAAGAACCGTTTCTCAGAATTTTAGAGGGTTAGCAAATGCTGCTAAGCCTCTTTTATCACAGTTCAATAATATTACTAAAAGTATAAAAGCTATTCCGCAAGGTTTTAAGAAGTTAGCCGACTCTTCGGGACCTTTACTTATTCAGTTGAAAAACATATCCAAAAGTATTAAGACCACTTCGGAAAAATTCTCCTCCTTTAGTAAAACGATTGATAAAACTTCGGAAAACTTAAGGCGATCCAATTCTAAGACGCAAAAAGGCGCTAAAAAGGGGGAATCCCCGGGCAAAAGCTTCGCCGATTTCGCTAAAGATGGTTTCAATATCGTTGTGCCGTTTTTGAAAGATTCTATAAAGGTTTCTACAGAATTAGAAAAGCAGCGCATGCAGTTGAAAGAACTGGCAGGCCCCGGTTATGAACAATTGGAAAAATCGCTTCAAAAGGTCGGCGATCTGTCTAAGAATGTATTTTCCGAAAAGGAAATGATGCAAGCGAGTGCGACAGCTTTAAAGAACGGTGCATCCATTCAATTCATTAATAATTCTATGGAAACTTTTCAGAAGGTCGCGGCGGTCACGGGGAAAAGTATTTCCGATTTATATTCTCTACCGGAACAGGAGAGAAAAAAAGTTTTAGAATCTTATTCAAAAGATCAGAAGAAAGCTGCAGGCCTGCAGGAACAATATAATTACATGGTTCAATCCGGGGCATTTGCGGAACAGCAGTTTACGAATTCTATGGAAAGATTGCAAGGCGCTATCGGAAAAATACTTGGACCGTTTATTGGCCCATTAGCCGAAGGCTTTGCCTCTCTCGTGAATTATTTTACTGATGGGGAAGATGGAATAACTCGATTAAAAGCAGTTATGCTTTTATTTCTACCTCTTGCACTTGGCGGAATAGCAGCTATGCTACCAGGATTATGGGCAATGGCCGTTGCGGGCTGGGCTGTCGTTGCCCCTTGGCTCCCCTTAATTGGTGTCTTACTTGCAATAGGTGTAGCTTTTGCATTCATCTTCCTGCTATTTAAAGATATGGGTGACTGGTCGAAAGGAAAAAAAAGCTTTATTGGCGACCTTTTTGGTCCATTTAAAAATTTCGATAAAATGGTAAAAAAATCTTTTGCAGCCGGTATAAATTGGATTAAAAGCGCCTTTGATAGTTTTTTGAATTTTTTTCGAAATTATGGAAAATTAATCGTTACTCTCATATTCCCCATCGCCGGTCTTTATCTTTATTTCGATGAGATTAAAGCCGCATTCATGAAGCTAGGATCTTGGATTTCCGATATGTTTAAAAATATATGGTCTTCATTGATTCCGGATCAGAATACGATCCTAAGCGGAATTCGGGGCGTAATGGGACTACCTACCTCAGAAAAGAAAGCGTCCGGAGGACCCGTCACCGGTGGAAATTCTTATCTTGTAGGTGAACGAGGGCCGGAACTCTTTTCTCCTGGCGCTTCCGGTAGAATCATTCCGAACAGTGGGCTTGGCAGTGGCTCCGGTTCGGTGGTCGTCCAAAACGTAGTGGGGACCTTAACCATAAATGTTAGCGGACCTGCTGAAGCGGGGCGGGAAATAAAGGATGCCGTCATGAGGGCGCTGGACGAACTCTCCCAGGACGTACTCCCGGCGAAATTAGGAATGGTGATCCCGTAAAATGCTTCCCTCCGCTAGTTCAATTTATCAAAGCGCCTTAACTTCCGGAAAAACTTTCCTGAGTTCGGCAAGCAACGGGCAAGATCAGGTTATTTTCGATTCCACAATTACTGTCTCGAAAGAAGTTTCAGGAAAGGGGACAAATCATGCGATCGAAAAAGGGGCGGACATCACCGATCATATCAATTACGAACCGCTGACCATGCACCTCACTGCGATCATCACGGATTCAGATTACTTACCGTTTTTCCACCTTCGCGGGAAGGTTGCAGATAGACTGGCGATGTTAGAAACGTGGATGATGTCCAAAGAAATTTTGAATTATTCCGTCTACGATTATGGAATTATAAAAAATGTTTTTATCGAATCCTATAAAGAAGATTCGACCATCGATACCGGGGATGGTCGGCAAATTGAACTCACGCTCAAACAGATAATCATCGTAGATTCCAAATCGCAGGACATCCCTTTGCGAAACGGCGTTACAAAAAAAGGACCCTCCCAGTCGTCCACTACCTCAACCACGGGAAATGCGGGTGCAAGTAAACCAGTGTGTTCGTCAGTGGGAGGATAGGAATCGTTGGATTTACAATATCTCCCGCTTACTGTCGACGAGGTTCCGGTCGAAAAGGATTTCCTGATCGGCGAAACCTATTCCTTTCGGTTTCTTTATAACGATCGGACCGATTTTTATACCTGCACGATTTTGGATCCTGACGGGAATATTCTATTTATAACGAAAATTTTATATGCTACTCCGATGATCGACTCGGTAGTAGACGGCTTAAACATAAACCGGAAGATACTGCCCTTGAACCCTCAAGAAATCGAGCAGGCTAGCATTTTACAGGGGCAGGTTGTAAATCGAGCGTCTCTAGGCTCGACGATTTTGCTCTTGTTAGGGAATATTATTTCGTCATGACGGCGTTGTACAATAGAGTGGCGACGGTAAATATCGGGGGAAGAGAGTTTTCCTATCCTCCATTTTCCATTGAATTTGTACAGGAATTCAAATTCAAAAATCCTCAATCAACGACTCTTAAATTATACAATCCTGCGCCGGATACGATCGGGGTCTTCGAGGCTAAAAAGAAAGGTCAAGGAAAGGTATATCCGAACGTAACGGTTTCGGCCGGCTACAAAGAGGATTCCGGGACCGTGGTTTTGGGAGAGGCTTTCGCTTATACTGTAGTTCAGGAAGGCTTAGACAGAATTTTAGAAGTGAAAATCTCGGATAAGGCCACAAAATGGAGCACTGCAATTTTAAATAAAAGTTATAAGAATGTGAGTGCTGAATTTATCGTTAGGGATATTTGCAAAACTTTGAGCATTACCCCCGGAGAAATTAATTTAGGCATCGGGAAATTTTACGAGTCCATCGTTTTCGGCCGTTTCAAGGATTCGATCCAGAAATTGACGAGGGAAACCAATTCGGAATTCTTCTTTAAAAACGGACTTTTAACGATAGTTCCATCGAATCCGAAAGTTAAAACTATAGTTAGTTTGGATTCGGGTTCGGGACTATTGGAGCGACCGCAGAAGACGTCGGACGGCTATAAAATAAAAACATTATTTTTATATAATTTAAACCTGAGCGATGTGGTCCAAATTAATTCCAAAGAAGTGAATGTTAGAGCAAGCATCACGAAAGTGAATCGGACTTTTTCAACGTTCGGTGACGCTTATTGTGAATTCGAGGTCGTACCTGTATGAGTTTTTCCGAACTTTTAGAAACGTACGTGGATATGCGGGAACGTGGAATTCAGGTGGGGATGGTTTGCAAAATCGAATCCTTTAATGCATCCACTATGAGAGCTGACATTCTGCCGCTAGTAAAGGAACAGAATATTTTAGACGAAGTATCGGATTATCCCGTGATTCCGGACGTGCCCGTTCAATTCGTCCAGATCGGAGCGGGTTGTTATATCAAACCTTTTTACCAACAAGGCGATCTGGTTTGGGTCGGTTTTTCCACTTTTGATATTAGGAAAAGTTTAAACGCGCAGAAAGAGACCGTAACCTTGGAATCGAAAACCTTCGGTTTGGAAAACGCCTGCGTATTAGCGAGAATCGCGGAGCGATCTTGGACAGAACCCCAAAATTTAATCAAATTTGAAAACGGAAAATTAACTTTGAAGGTAGGCTCGACTGAAGTATCCATCGGTTCTTCCGGGGTCGAAGTGACCGGAGATTTCAAGGCCTCGGGCAATGTGGAAGGCGGGCATGTGATCGAAAACGGTCTTTCGATCGGACAAATCAAATCCGGATTTAATGCTCATCAGCACCCTTTTGTGGCAGCGACACCTCCGACCGCCGTAACTGGAACACCATTATGAGAACACTAAAAGTAGAAAATAATGATTTAGTTTATAAAAACGGCAGGCTGGTTCAACTGGAAGGGATCGATGCACTAGAGCAAATTTTGGGCAACCGTTTGAAACTCTTTCTAGGGGAATGGTTTCTTGCTCCGGCCGAGGGAGTGGATTGGATCGGTTTAGTCGATCAGGGTCCTTTTTTACAACCCGGATTCATCAATGCCATAAAGACCGCCCTGCTTAAGGAGCCTTCCGTCACTTCGATTACGAAGTTGGATGCAAACTTCGATCGAGCGGCTCGTCAAGTTACGATTACCTTCCAAGTCCAATCGAATCTAGGTGTGCTCAGTAGTACGGTTTCCGGAGGTAATTTATGACGTTCGGAGTTACCGTACAGGGTTTTAATAGAAAATTATATTCCGATATTCTGCAATCCTTGGAGGATCGGGCCCGTCTGCCGGAAAATTTCGGTCCCGACATCGATCTATCGCCCTACGGAGAGCTAGGAATGATTCTGCAGAATGTTGCGAAGGAAATCGATACCGTCTGGCAGGGTTTGGAAGATACTTACTATTCGAAATATATAAATTTGGCCGACGGAGTCCAACTGGATAGGATTGTAGCCCAAGGCGGTATTTCTCGTTTGCCTGCCAGAAAATCTGTCGTTCAGGTTACCATCCTCGGCAATATCGGTGCGACAGTTCCTTCTGGATTTCTGATTCAGACTCCCCAAGGCATTCAGTTCGAGGTGGTCACTCCTGCAGTTTTGACCAGCGCAGCGGGCGTCGAATTTACGTTTAGAAGTATCGATACCGGGTCCCAAACAAACGTTCCGGCTGGGGCGATTACGGATATAGTTACACCTGCCGCCGGAATCAATTCCATCTCGAATTCGCAACCTTCTTTGGGAGGAGGACCGGTAGAAACCGATGCCGAATTGAGGCAACGATATAAGGACCGGGAATCGTCTGGCGGTTCCTCCTTACCGGCGATTCGTGAAACGGTACTCCGCGTTCCAAACGTTACTACCGTTTTCGTTTATGAGAACGCGACAAGCGTTGTAGTGGACGGTCGACCGCCTCATTCCATCGAAATCGTGGTTTCGGGTACCGCAGCGGATTCGGATTTGGGAACGGCGATATTCAATTCTAAACCCGCTGGAATCGAAACATTCGGTACTCATTCCTTTACGGTAGCCGACGCAAACGGACAGACACACGTAATGAACTGGTCGGTTCCTACCGCCAAAGTCGTCAACGTCATCGTAAACATTACGAAAAATGCAAATTGGACCGACTCCAATATTCCCGTCGTTAAAACGAGAGTCGTGCAAGCTATCGGCGGTGCGGATACGATCGGAACACAGGTCGTCGAATATCACGGATTGAATGTCGGCCAAAGCGTGGTTGCTTGGGAGATCATCGCGAATTTGGATAAAATTCCTGGGATAGACGACGTGACGGTATGGACTGCGTTTGCTCCGGCGGTTCCGTCGTCTTCCGCCAAGCTTGTGGTGGGAGCAACCGAATTCGCTCAAACGTTTACGGCTAACATTACGGTGAATGTGGCATGACGGCTTTCGATGCCTTACAGAAATTTCCCCAGTCGATCTTAAACCGGGAGACAGGATCTTTTTTAGGAAGACTCTGGGGCTTGATTTCCGCCGAGCTGGACGAAATAGAAGTACAATTACAGGCTTTAAAGGATTTAGAATACATTTATTATGCGTCCGGGGTCAATTTGGACGCTCTCGGCAGGTTATTGAATGAAACAAGAGTCCCGGGACAAAATGACGATACGTACAGGCTATTTATTTTAATCGCGATTAGTAAGAGACTCGCGAAAGGAACACTGCCCGAAATCATCGAAATCGGCAAGACGATCGCCGGATTAGAGAACGGAACGGTATTTATTCCAAGAGAATTCTATGCGGGGTCTGAGTCATTTTATCTAGATGCAGGATCCCTGTTAAATGGAGTGAGTCCTGTAGCCCCGGATGTGAAAAGTCCTGCATCCTTTGAATTGGAAGTGGAAGGTGATGTGGATCATATTAAAATACCTACCCTCCTTGCTGAAGCATTAGATTCAATTCGTCCCGCCGGCGTATATGCTAAAACGAGGATACGATTTTTATTCCCAGAGAACATGGGAATGGTATATGCTAAACGGAACGGAACTCTAGACGGATCCGGTTTGTATGACGGATTGACTCTGCGAAGTCCGCAGGCGAATTATACGATAGACCAAGGATCAATTGGAGACGGCGGAATGGCCGAACCTACCACTTCTGACACGGGTTTATCTCATGAACTTTTGAGAAAACCTGTTCAGATCAAATCTCTACCCGATGGAACTAGGGAATATACGATCTCTCTTTCTCCCTCGGAATTGAACGGAGATAATTTAAACGAATTAGCCTTCCTCTCCAATGGTAGATTATTATTTAAAGATGTCTTTAGTCCCAAACTAAAGAACGGAACGCTTGTCTATGATTTTAAACTTAAGGAGGCGCCAATTTAATGTCGCTACCAAATCCGAATAAGTCTAGAACCTGGGATAGAAATACGTCAAATGACGGTCTTCTTCTCGATGTGGAATTTAATCGCTTATATGCAAATGACAATGCTGTTCAGGCGCAAAGAGACAGCGATATTGCGAATTTACAGGCACAGATTAATGCGTTAATGGCATCCATTGGACAACAATCGAATATTCCGTTAGGCGCGATTATCGAGTATGATTTCTCCGATATTCCCCAGGGCTTTCAGATTGCAAATGGTCAAACCGTTTCGAGAGCCGCGTATCCGGCGCTTTGGGCAAAATTACATCGGTCCGTTACGGGAATTGTTCCTACGACAAACACGATTCAATCAGCGGCTCATGGATTGAGTGCGGGGCAATTAATAAAATTCTCATTTACCGGTTATGGAATTACGTTGAACACTTTTTATTACGTTATTAATCCTACAACAAACGATTTCCAGATATCATTAACGTTAGGAGGCATGCCGGTAAGTTTTTCAACGACTCCACCTACTCAAGCTCCTGGAGTATCGATATCACCTGCCGTTTCTCTACCAGGCTTGATTATGCCAGCGCCTGGGGGAGCTATCTCTGTTTCAATCGATCTTCTTGTTCATGTGCAATACGGTTTCGGCGACGGTTCCTCCACATTTACCCTTCCGGATCGCAGAGGTGTTTTTGCCCGAGGCGCCGGGTTGCATGCCACAAGAGCGAAAGCGGCCGGCGGGAATTATAACGGGGGGGCTATTGGCTTCGAAGGACAAGATGCTATGCAGGGGCATTTTCATGCCCCACCGGACGCTCTTGGCATTGCACCGGGTTCAGTATATCCGTCAGGACCGATTTCGTTTCAATCAGCTGTGATACAAGTTGGAAGTCCAACAACAGATGGAATAAACGGGACCCCGCGAACCGGCAATGAAACGACACCGGCTTCGACGGGCGTTCAATATATCGTTAGGGTTCAGTAGTGAATATAGACGATTGATGAATTTTAATCCGGTTAAAAGGGTATTCGTTTTTTGATACCCCTTAGAATTTAAAGTGAACGTTATAGATTTTTATAAATTAACTTATACTAAAAATGTCCTAAGCAAAAATCATATCGTCGCTATACTATTATACTTGAGGAGATGCTTTCATCATGTCTATCCCCAATCCGAATAAAACGAGAGCCTGGGATCGGTCGACTCCGAATGACGGTTTGCTTTTCGATGCAGAATATACATCTCTATACGCGAATGATAATTCGTTACAAACACAGATCGCGAATTTACAATCTCAAATCGATTCTTTGACCAATACCATTTCTCAAGTTGCAGTGCCGTTAGGCGGAGTGATCGAGTTTGATTTTCCGACCATCCCGGCAAATTTTTTAGTAGCGAATGGACAAGTTGTATCAAGGACGACGTTCTCCGCTTTGTGGACTTTAATTCATCGAACGATTTCGGGTTTAACGCCTGCGACAAGTAAAGTCCAATCTACGGCACATGGACTGATCGCCGGGCAATTAGTAAAATTCTCTTTTACGGGCGGGGGAATTACGACAAATACACCGTATTACGTCGTTAATCCTACGGCCAATGACTTTCAAATCTCGTTAACTCCGGGCGGAGCAGTCTTAACTTTGACTTCCAATCAGACGGGGGACCTGATCTCTCATATCCAGTACGGTTTCGGCGATGGTTCGACCACATTTACTTTACCGGATCGTCGAGGAGTCTTTGCCCGAGGATCAGGACAACATGCGTCGAGAGCTAAGGCAGCCGGCGGGAATTATGACGGCGGGGCGATTGGTCAAGAGAACCAAGACTTATTTCAGGGGCATAATCATTATACTGAAAACGGCCGGAACCTTCCTTGGAACTCCCTAGGACCATTTTACAATACTTCAGGGGACGGCACCGCTAATACGCGAATTGGAAGCCCAACAACAGATGGAATAAATGGCACTCCAAGAACTGGAAATGAAACAGCCCCGGCTTCTACTGCCGTTCAATATATTATTCGTGTTATATGA